ATTGGAGTCAAAATGGTCGTCCTCTATCCCGTTCATATGATTCTGCACCGCAAATATATCCTCATGCCCATTATAATGTTCATGAAAACTCATTAGTTCCCCATTTTCAAGAGCCTTGTGATATTTCTTCGCCCCTGCTAACCTTCTTCGCACAGTGCCAGAAGCATTTGGTAGCTGGTCAGGAAGTTGTAGCTTTTGTAATGGTATTCCTTTTATTAATTTGAGGAGAGACTTCTCAACCATGCTTCCTTCATATCCAGAAGCATGTGCAGCCCTGGCTACTTCCGCAGCCTTCTTACGAGAATCAAAGGGGCCTTTACTACCCCAATGCCATTTGTTTCCTTTCTTACGAATTGGCATTATCGTCTTCCTCATGTTCCAAACTGTCGTCAACATTTTTATTACGCATTGTCATAGGGTTAAAGTTCATCTGAGGATTGTCTGATGGCCCATTTGTGTTCCTCTTTACTTGGCCCTGGTAAAAACCGAAGGTAGCCTTCTCTATAAAGTTTACACCAAGGGGGGTTAGGTCAGCAATATAATCTGTACCATCCTGGCTGAACCACATCTTCTTACCATCATTAGATACCTGTTTAATTATGGGGGTTGGGAAACCCTTTTCCATAATGCCCTGTACCCAATTTTGGGGTTTATCCAATTCTACCATTTTGGTGGGGTCATCATCTGACTTTCTTGCTTCACCATATGTATCTATGTCTGTTTCAAAACCAATTGGACGCTGGGGCCTTGCATTCCATAGATAGTCTTTATCCTTCTCTTGCCCATGCATCTGTTGCATGGGCATAGGAGGTATAGGAGCAGCACCCCCGCCTTCCCCACCACCAGGAGCAGCAGCCGTCCTACCAGGGGCCTGATTTATCCCTGGGGGGCCAGCAGGAGCCTGTTGAGGTGCCTGTTGTTGCTGTTGAGCAGCCTCTTGTTGCTGTTGCATCTGTTGCATCTGCTGTTCCTGTTGTTCCAAGCCCATAGCCAGCTGTTCTCCTTGCATTTCTGCCATGGGTACGGCCTTACCAAATATCATGAATTCAGCATCTTCTACAGGTACCCCATCTGCCTTCAATCTAACGTCAAAACCTAGGCCAATGAATTGCTGGGCAATTTGAGCTTTCTGTTGGGAGAAACTGATTCTGGTAGCCTCTGCTTTCTCCTCAGGGTTAGGTAATTTAAGCCCCCAATCAGTAATTCCGAATGCTTCTAGAATTTGGGGGAATACTTTCTCATGGAACAGTCGTTGGTCACCTTCAACCACTCGACTCATGACTACCAACTGTTGAGTCTGAGTACTGAGGCCACCAAATGCTTCTGGTGCGCCCTGCCATGCAGGAGTAACACCCCACATAGCTGCAATACGTTCTCTAATCTCGTTCCTTACTGGGAGATAGTCCATTTCATTGAGCGTATGGAACAATCGTACCATTTCTACTCTACCCCTGTTATTTCGGGATGAGACAGCTATCATAGGGATATAGTTGGGGTCAAGCCTTGTCTGAGCGGCAATCTGTTGTCTTTCCCTTCTCAGAGATTCTGGGTCATCCGTAAATACCATCATCATACTAGCTGGCATTTTGCGTTCAAAGAAATATCGGTATAAATTTTTATCCATTCCTATCAAAGTAAGGGCTTTCTCAAAAATAGTGAGGATTGGACTCCATCCATATGTTTCAGATGGAGAGAATTTAGATAAATGGATGACTTCTCCATCAAATAAGAAAATATGTTGGTTTCTGTGATAATACTTATACATCACAGGCTGCATATCTAACTCACAATCATCTGTATGGCATTTTCCAGGTTCTTCTTTAACATCTTCCCTATGAATAGGGCACATAAAGTGAGCATTCTTAGGAAGTCCCGCAGCATCTAGGTCAAACTCAATTAAGGCAGGATTTAACCTACGAATCTCATTAATTTTAGACCTTAGAGTACCATCATCAGCTTTTTTATATTCCTTCACTAAATAAATAAATGCGTCATCAATGGAATTGAGGTCGAAATGAAATTGACGTAGTACTTCTTCTAAACTCTGGTCAAAAATATTACAATCGTCCATAAATTTGACTAAACGTTCCTTTTGTTCTTGGTCGGGGTCTTCCACTAGAGGCACCCATTCAATTCCCCGCCTAAAAACTTCCCCCGTAATGTGACTGATAGGAGAACGAACTTCCTCAATGGAGAAAGCCAGCATTTGCAAGTCCATAACTAGCTGTTGGCGATAGGCCATTTGGTGACGTACCCACGTATTCACCACATGGTCTAGACCAATGGTGGGGGCACGTCCAGTCTCCCCACCAGCCTGTTTCATTATATCTAGGAAATTTATTTGCTCATTCATATTTATGAGGGTTTGAGCAAGTTTAGGAACTTCAGGTAGATAATCCGCTAGTTTCATATGTTATTCCTCAGTAAGACTTTCTATATCTGCTATAGAAACAATCTTTAGAATGTTAGTCATAGCCATTTCTTTCAGCATATAACCTTCCGTTCTTTTGGGAGTTTTAGTCTCTATTTGTTTACCTTGTTTGCCCAATAATGCTTTAAGGTCAGCTATTTCTTCGTCTTTTTCCATCAATTCTTCGTCTGAATCACCACCATCGCCACCACCTAAATTGGCATTTTGTAATATTCCTTGCCTAGCAGCTTCTTTTACTAAGGCTATGAAAGCCCCCTCTGTGAGTATCGTAACAGCGGGACTACCATCTGGTATCTCATCATCTGGCCCCAGATTCACTAAATCATTATGCCACGTATCTAATATACGCCATGTATTAGTTGTTTCATCCTTATTGGCGGTATATTGTAATTCTCGTTCTTTTAAGAATATTCCTACCATACTTACCTCCCGCTATACTATTATACTTTAAAATATCAATTACTTACGAAATGGTACAAGCACTCCAACCGCAAACTTTGCAGGATTCGCAACCATCTGCCTGAACTATCATAGGATTATCGCATCCACAAAGCTCAATGTCAAGTGCTATTTCCGATTTATGTCCATTCACCAATACCTCTTTCTCTCGGCTTCCGTTTCGATATACAGTAATCCCTTTACATCCTGTTTGCCAAGCTTGCATATAGGAATCATATACATCGGTTGGGGTTGCCTCTTTAGCAAAATTAATAGTCTTGGAAATACCAGAATCTACTTGGTCTTGAAAAGTAGCTTGCATTAACACATGTGCTTCAGGGCCAATTTCAGGAGCCGTAATATATATATCTTTAGCCCAATTAGGAACCTCTGGCCTCTCCCTTAATAAACCACCTTCAGATAAATAAGACATTAATTCATCAGAATAAAACCCATATGTCTGGGCATCTTCCTTAAACTGGTCATTAATATAAAAGAGTGTTTGCCCGTCTAAAATGTTTTGCTTTCTCCACGCCAATGCAAATAATGGCTCAATGCCACTAGCACAACTAGCAATCATAGAAATGGTTCCTGTAGGAGCTACAGTCAATCTACACGCATTCCTAACATTCTCATGCATTTTATATTTACTATGTTCCCAAGCAGGAAACACTCCTCGCATGGCTCCTAACTCTAAAGATTTAGTCATAGCAGTCATTTTAATGACCTCCATTAAATGACTACCAACCTGTCGTGCTAATTCTGAATTATAGGGAATGCGTAATTTAACTAATAAATCCGCAAAACCCATAACTCCTAACCCAATCTTACGAGTAGCTTTAGTCATTTGAGCAATCTCAGGAATACTATAATCATTTGCATCAATAACATTATCTAAAAATTGCACAGCTAAATTAATAACTTGCACCAATCTACTCCAATTAATAGAATCTCTCCAATCCTCAATTCCATTCTTTACGAACATAATTCTTGTAGAAACAGAGGAAGGCAGAACAAACTTAGCCAAATTAATAGACCCCAAGTTACAACTTTCATACCCCAACAGCGGTTGTTCCCCACAAGGATTAGTAGCAATCATAGGGCCATATTCATTTATCATTGTATTATCTATATTAATTCTATCTAAGAAAACCATTCCTGGTTCTCCATTTGTCCACGCACCCATCACTATAGATTCAAAAATTTCCCTGGCAGATTCTTGTCCTGCTACTGCATTCGTATGGGGGTCATGGAGAGAATACAAACTGTCGGTTTTTACTTTTTCCATGAAATAATCGTCAACAGCCACGGAAATATTAAAATTATGTATATCGCCTTCCACCTTTTTACAGGTAATAAACTCTTTAATATCTGGATGGTAGACTGACATTACTGCCATGTTTGCCCCATCCCTTTTACCGCCTTGAGTAATCATACTAGACACCCTAGACAAGGTTTTAAGTACCTCAATGGGGCCACACGCTACTCCATGAGTAGTATTAATCCTAGCTCCCTTGGGCCTAATTTTAGAGAGGGCGAAGCCTGTTCCACCCCCAAATTTCTGTACCATAGCAGCATCAGTAGCAGCCTTCATAATATCCTGCATACTGTCCTCTAGGGGTAATACAAAACAAGCACTTAAAGTTCCTTGATTAGTGCCAGCATTCATCAAAGTAGGCGAATTCGGGAGGAACTCTAGATTTTGCATCATATTAAAGAATTTATCAGATAGCTTTTGAACTTCTTTAGGAAATACTTCATACTGAGTATCTACAGAAGCAATGGCATTTGCAACTCTCCGAAATAGTGCAGGAGCATCTTCAATGACTGTATTTTCTGTGTCTTTTAAATAATACCTATGATTAAGAATGATTTCAGCTTGGTCAGATAATGCGAAAGAAGTTTGATTACTTAGTGTTTCTACAGTCATTGACTCTCTTTACCCCCTATGTCCACAAAATATGCATAATTTACGTTCTGGCACCCAAAATGCTGGTTTACAGATTACTTCTTCACAATTAGGATTAGGACAATCAGCCATCGTTAATCCAGCATTCATTGTGGTAGTATAGTCTACCTTAATACCCCCAGGAAAGTCCATCTGGTCAGGTTTATCGCTAGTTAAATCGTCAATTATGGGAGTTTGTTTCTCCTCAGGCTTTAATTCAGCTGGTTCTTCAGGGTCTAGATACCCTTGCAGATTTCCTAAGTGTACCACCCCAAATTGACCCATTTCATGCGAGGCTAGCAAGGCCATTCCTATAGAGAAGAATGCGTCTCCATGACCCATCGGGGTATCTGGAGCCTTGAGTTCATTATTCACACTTAGAATTTGCTGCTTTTGCCTCTCATCCTTTATCAAAGTTAGATTACCTGAATGAACACATTCTTC